AGCGTCATTTTTTAAACTAACTACATTTTCATTATTCCATAAATTTTGTAAAGTTCTACCCTTTAACTGCATATTACGAACAAAACCATTTTCGCAATTATCTAATTTAGTTAGGGTAGAGTCTGTTTCTATAGAAGTCAAAGTATTCTCTAAGACTTTAGTTTTTAATGTAGTTACATCTTTAGTTAATTGACTTGCATCTCCAAAACTATTTAAAGTTTCAATATTTTTTTCAGCTTGTATATTTGCACCATCTAACTGTTCTTTTTTAGTTGTAGCTACAGTAGAACTATTATTTAAATCTGTTTTTAATTTATTGCCTGTAGTTAATCTATTATCTATATCATTTTTTAGAGTAGCTCCTGTTGAAATAGAATTGTCTAAATCAGACTTAGATTTATCTGCATTTGACTTACTAGTATCTAAAGCTATTTTAGACTTGTCAGCATTTATTTTACTTGCATCTAAATTAGCTTTGCTTTTATCAGCATCTGAAATTGTTGATTTTAACGTATTATTTGTATTATTAGCACCAGTATTAGTATCACTTAATGTTTTATTAGTTACCAATGCTACTGCATTAGATTTATCTAAATTACTTTTAGTATTAATTGCATTATTATTTAAAGTATTAAGTTCATTTTTAGTAGTTGTTGCTGTTGTATTAATAGCATTTAATGTGTTATTTGTATTATTGGCAGTTTGAGTTGTGTCTTTTAACTTTGAATCTACTGAGTTTCCAGTTGCAATATCTTGTTCTAATTTATTTTTTATTTTATCTGCTTCTTTAATATAATCACTAGCAACATTAATTGATTTATCTAAATGCTCTAATTGAGTTAAAGTAGATTCATGTAAACTTCTATCTACTTCTAAAACATCCTTAATTATATTTATATTAAGGATTCTTCCACTTGCTTGATCATAAGTGCTATTCCATATTCTTAATTGTCCTTTTGCAATTCCACTCACATTAGTCAAAACATCTTTACAGGTTATTGTTAGTTCTCCATTAGTTCCCTTAGTTATAAACTCTTCTGTTTGAATATAATCTGTTCCATCTGATTTCTTAACTCTTAATTCAACTGAATAATTTGTTAAATCTACTAATTCACCAAGGTTGCGAATTATAAAATGAAGAACTAGTTTATCATTTTGATGACATTCCGTATCCATTTGCATTGAAAAATTCTCTTTTAAATCTATATCAATTAATTCATAATCAAATATATTCGACATTTAATCATTCCTTTCTTTTATATTTTTATATAATAAAAGACCTAGTAATTATTTACTAAGCTTTTTGCTAAATTCATTTTTATATTAAATCATAATCTTGTAATACTTTTTTTATAAATCCTCTTAAATTGTACCCACGCCCAAAATCATCATCACTTATATAAAAACCTTCACTGTCAATAACTAATTTTCCTATACCAACGTCTTTTATCCACATCTCATCCATATGTGAAAGTGCATTATAAAAACCACTGCTCTTTCCAGTTTTATTAATAGTAATATCTTGTACATTTATATTTCCTAGTCTTACAGTTCCATCACTTAGGACATTAAACACTAAATTATTTTTTCTATCATAAACTGATAATCCTCCATCATAAACAGCCAGTCCTTCTCCAGTTATCTCTGTTTTTTTCCCTCCTGCTTTGTTGAAAGCAACTCTGAAAACATCTTGTTTAAGTTCCCAACTACCACTTTTCTCCCCTTCAGTTACTACAGCACTTATCTTATCAGCTTGTTGGTTTATCTCAGAACTTAATTCCTTTTTAGTGTCTTTTACTTCACTTCTTATTTCTTTTGCAGTTTGAGTTATGCTACTTTCAAGTTCTTCTTTAGTATCAACAACTTCACTTCTTATTTGTTTAGCGGTTATTTTAATTTCAGAATGTAAAGTATTATCTAAACTATCTACTCTAAGTGTTATAAATTGTTCAGTCATAACTATTTTTTTATAAAGATTATCTAAATCAGATAAATTATTATCTATATAATTAGATATAAATTGCCCTAGTTCAATCTCTATAAATTCTTTATTAACAATATCCCAAGTATAAGAAATACACCTCGCTGAAACTTCTATATCTATACTCTTATTGTAGCAATGTACTGTATTTCCAAGGCATATTTTTTCTAATATATCATAACCAAGCCTTTTATATTCAATAGTTTTAGATAAATCTTGCATTTTTACTTTATAGTTAGCTTTTATCTTATCAGCACCCTGTTCGTATAATTTGTTACACCTTTTTATCATTTCTTGTTCTGCTTGTTCCCTAGTATCAAATCCTTCTTCATCTTCTGCGTTTTCTTTCACTTTAATATCGCTCATTTCAATAGCTTGTTCATACACTTCGCCATACTTGGCGATTAATGGAGAATCAACATAAGGTGTATTACTACTTATAACTAGATCACCACTATAAGGATATATTCTAGTTACTACTTCATCTACATTTATTTCTTCTTCAATATCTTCAAGATTGTAACCGAAACTAACTCTTATACCCCTATCTTTACCACGCCTTAATGGAATATTTAAGTTATAATTATTACATTCAATTTCTCCACCCCATATATTTAAAAAGCTATCTTCTTCATTTCCATTAATAACATTAATTATATTTCTCATTTTATATTGTCTAATATCTGTTATGTTACTCTCAGATTTACCAGTAAACTTAGTATCTTCTAGTATTTTTGATAAAACTTGCTGACCGTTCCCTTGTACATTTTTATTAAATATAATCTTTTTATTTAAATCAAAAAATATATGTCTTGCATAAACTGTCATTGTATTAGAACTCATGTTTTTAACAGTATCATAAATTCGATAAGCTTGATCTTCTTGAAAATCAGGAGTTGGAACTGTAATAATGCAACCTCTAGTAATATTTTTATATAAACCTTCTTTATCTAAGAGGATTTCCATTTCTAATTCGTTTTCACCATTTAGAACTACATGTATTTTAGAATTAATAGGTTTTAATATAATTCCATTTTTAGTTATGTCTTGATTATTGTTTGTATATAATTGTATCAATTTATTACCTCAATTCTGTTTTAATTTTTAAATTTGAACATAAGAAAAGCCTAGCATTTCTACTAGCCTAAAATTATTTAAATCACTCTATAATTAGGAATATAATATATTTTAAAATTGCCTGCCCAAGAGTAATTATTTCTACCATGTTTTAAATATAAATCTTGCATAGACTTAATATTTGTTTTTCCTATAGCAGGTTTTTTATCTGCTGCTAATATTTTGTCATGTTCTGTATCTATAATTAATTCTTTGTCTATATTACAATTTATAGTAGTTCCATTTACGGTAAAATCGCAAATTCCACTCCCAACTAGTCTATAAATAGGTTTAGATAAATACCAATCATTGGTTACGAAGCTATTGTTGTAAAGTTGTTTTTCACGTTTAGAAAAATTAATATATTGATATGGTTCTACTATAAAATCAACAGTAAATTTCTGTATTTCATATAGTTCCTCATAGTTAAAATTCTCAATTTCTAAATTTTTAACTTTATAATAAAAACTTCTATCATCATCTAATTTTAATTTATTATCGTCAATATTTTCTAACCAAAACTTTATGTTTCTTATTCTATTTCTTATATTATATAAATCATTCTCAATAAAATTAAATTCTATAGATATTACAATATCTTCATAGGTTTCTTCATCAACATAATAGCTACCGTCGTGTCCTTCTACGTCTATAGTTTTAATTTTTCGTTTAGGAATTGGAATAAAAGGTCTTTTTATAACCTCTATTCCTAAATCTTCATTAGATTTATTATTAAAATATATATTATAACTCATTTTAATTACCTACCTTTTGCAACTCTACTAATCCTATTTTGTCTATTTAATTTATCTAAAGTTTTATCAACAGATCTATTTACAATTCCATTTGCATCTACATCAACTTTTACAATAGTATTAATATTAGATAATCCTTGATGAATTACATTTAACATTACATCAGCTAATTTATTATAATCAATCTCCGAACTACTATAATTATTAGTATAGTTTTTAACTAACTGTTTAGCTTTAGCACTATTTTTATTATAATATCCACCGGTCAACATTATAGAATTGAGCTGATTTCTTATTTCTGCTTTCATATCAGATACACTTTGCATATGTGTTCTAATACCAGTACCATTAGGAATATAAGCTAATGAATTGCTATTATAAGAACCTAACATTCTAACATTATTATTTGATGCCAATTCAAATCCACGTTCATCTACTGTACTTAAGCCACCACTATAGTTGTAAGTTCCAGTAGCTTTTTCTCCTATGCTTCCAAACCAATCACCTACTTTTTCAAAAAAAGCCTTGAAAGTAAATTTCTTTTCAGGAGGTATTTTATCTATACTATCTTTAACTTGTCCCATTTTAGTTATAGTACCATCTGCATTGGTTTGTATTTCGATAGGTGTTCCATTTACATCTAATATTCCAGTTTTAACTCCATCCTCTGCTATTGTAACTTGTTGTAAAGATCCAATTACTTCTCCATTTGCAGAAACAACTTGATTTTTAGAATCCAAATGCGATTGAGCTATTTGCCCCATAGCTTGTTGAATTTTTAATCTATCAATTTCATGTTGTTCTCCTAATTCTTTAACTTTATTTTTAAATTCTTCTGTATAACCGCCAACTATATTTCTCGTCTGATTCCAACATCCTGTTATTTGTCCAGTATTTTTATCTACTGTAACATAGCAATCTTCCATTGCTCCAGTTACTTCATTTCTAACTTTATACCAGCCATCATGGGTTACGGCTCCCAATCCATCATAGTGTTGTCTAGCATAATTAAGTCCCTCTTGTGCCTTTAAATCAGCATCACTGAGAATTTCACCAGTATATTGGTTGATTAATCCTTTTAACTCTGGATTCATTGCATTTACTACATCAATACAGCCTTGCCATGTTTCTCTCTGCTTTTCAATTATTGCATCTCTTTCTTTTGTTTTATTATCAATTTGAGTTTGTAAATTGTCAGCATCTTGTTGATTTCCTTCATCAACAGCTTTCTGCTTAGCTATTTTCATAGTTTCAATTTGTGTATCATATGATGCTAAAGTTTGTGCATTTTTTTCATCAAGAGCTTTCTTTTGTTGTATTAACAACTCTTTTGCCCCTTCAGCATCTACTTGTTTTACTCTATTTATAAATTCATTTTTAGCAAATAGTTGTTCTTGTTCATTATTTGCTAATGCTTCAAGTTCAATTTGCTTTATTCTACTAATTTTGTCTTGAATATCTTTTATTTCATCTTCATTTAATGCTCTTTTTTCTGCATTAGCATTGGCATATATTTTATTAACATCTTCTTTTAGTTTAGTTACTTCTTCAATATTAATGTTATAATTTTTATTAAGATATTCTAATACCTTTTGTTCACTTTCATCAATCTTCCCATCTTCTAAAGTGAACATTTTAGCCATTTCAGTTTGTGAAGTAGCTTGTTTACTCTTAATGGATTCTATTGCAATAGTACACATATTATCTACTCTAGTATAAAATCCTGTTGTTTCCTCTTCTGTTAGAACTCCATCCATATTAATTATGCCTAAATTATAATTAAAGTCATTTATTGCTTTAGTAGATTCATTTACTTTATTCTTAAAATCTTCTCCTATATCATCACCAAGTTCTTTATATACAAGTCCACTCTTTTCTAGTTCCTCTCTACTTTTAACATGAACTCCATTGAGCTCTAATAGCGTAGATTTTAATAGTCCTAATTCTTCCCTACTTGTTACACAAGATTTAGACATACCATCTTGATATTGATTATATGCATATATTCCTGCTCCCACTGTTGCTAATACTCCAGCTATAGGTAATAATACACTAGATAATCCAGTAACTCCAACACTAGCAAGTTTACTTGCTGTTGCTAACCCTTCTACATCTTTAGCAACTTTACTTGCTTTGCTTAAATCTCCTAATGTTTTGCTTGTTTTCCCTATTACGCCCACAAGAGAACCTAATCCATTTGTAAAAGAACCTAATATTTTAAGCCCTCCACCAAAAGCAGTTACAAACATAGTAGTTTTAATTATTGCTTGCTGTTCTTCTTCTGTCATTTTTCCAAACCAATCTGCAATTTTCCCTATTGAGTCTGATACTGAATCCATCATTGGTAATATATTTTGACCTAGCCTTATCATTTCATTTTTAGCTTTATTAATAGATTTAGTCATTCGTTCTGCTGGTGTAGAATCCATTTTATCAAATGCTATTTGAGTTGCACCTACACTATTAGCCATTTGCCCTAACATATCATTAAAATCTTTACCAGAATTAGTTGCAATTATCATAGCAGATTTACCAGCTTCAGCACTTCCAAACATATCTGCTAAAGACTTATTGTTCTTTTTTGCACCCTCATCCATAATTGCTAATATATCACCTAATGATTTACCTTCACTTATTAAGTCTTGGAATGACTTTCCGCTAATATCTTTAAGTGCTTTACTTGCATTTGTACCTTGCTTGCCAAGTTCATTAAACATAGATGCCACGTAAGTACCCGCTTCACTTGTTGCTATACCTTTTGCAGTTAATTCAGCATATGAAGTAGCAACATTATCCAAATTAACACCAAAAGCTTTTGCAGTAGGTATTACTTTACCCATGCTAGAAGATAGTTCTGCAACTGTAGTTTTACCAATATTTTGTGTAGTGATTAACTTATCACTTACATTAGTTACTTCACTTGCTTCCATTCCATAAGAATTAAGAATGGTTGTTAAAAGATTTAAACTATCTCCAGCTTCTGCAAATCCAGCCTTTGCTAATTTGGTAGAATTAGTAACAAAATTAACTGCATCTCCTGTTTTTTGACCAGCTGAAATTGCATCATAAACATTATTAGCTATTTCATTACAACTAATTCCTGTTTGATTACTTAAATCCATTATAGATTTTTTCATCTTATCATTACTTACTTCATTTTCATCTGCTATTGTTGTAACTTTTGCAAAACTTGTTTCAAAATCACTTGCCAATTTTGTTGATGCAGTACCTATAGCAATTAGAGGCGCTGTGGCTTTTAAAATATTCCCACCCATATTACTTGCAGTAGAACCAACACTTTTTAAAGTTTCACTAGTACTATTACAACTTTTTTCTAATATTTCTAACTTAGATTTATATTCAACAATACTATTGGATTTTAATGATGAATTAGTTTCATTTATAGAATTTTTTAAATTTTTCATTTCATTTTCTGTAATAGTAGCTTGTCTTCCAGTTTCTCTAAGAGTATTTTTCATACGTTGCAACTGTTCTTCCGCTTTAGCTGTATCTTGCCCTTTTAATTTCATATTAGAAATATTTTCTTGTTGTTTTTTAATTGCCTCTGTGGTTTCTTTCATTTTATTTTTATAAGCATCTAATTTTAATTTATTTGTATTATAAGATTTTTCTAAATAAGATAATTTAGTCTTTAGTCCTTCTGTGCTTTTTTCAAAATTTTTAGATGTTTTATTTGCACTCTTAAATTCTTTATCTAATCCTTTTAATTCTCTATTTAAAGCACCAATTTGCTTATTTGCACCTTTGTCTTGTACTCCAAGTGTGACTAATAATTCTTCATCTGCCATATATATTCCCTCCCTTCTTAATCTAAAACTTGCATTTTAGTTGTATTTTTATCTTTTCTTTTTTTAGATCCATTTATCTCAGCATGTATATCTAATAATTTAAAAATCTTTCTTGGAGTACTTCTCCAAAATTCTTTTTCTTTATTCCCTAAAATCTTTGTAAAGCAGTAATATAAAAAATCAATATCAATATCATCACTTATATTACTGCTACTTAGTTTTTTTCTTTCTTTCCTTCACTTTGTGGAAAACCAATTGTAACAATTTTTATTACAATTGGAACTAAAGAAATTACTAAAGTAAATAAATCAAAATTTCCATTAAATAAATCGGTTCCTATTATTTTTTCCGTTTCTTTATCTCTTAATGTACTTGCAATAAAATATAATACTATAATGTCATCTAATTGTTCTAGCTTAATTAAACTATTTAATATGCTTTGTCCACTTAGTTCTTTAAATACCTCACAGCTTTCCATATCAAACGCCATTACATAGTCTTTATTATCTATTTTTATATCTTGTACTTTTCTTTTTAAATTACTCATAATATCATCCTTTCTAAAATTAACTTAAAAAAAGACACTACAATTAAGTAATGTCCTTTATAAATTAATTTTTATGCTGCTTCTTTCACTCCTGGCAACTGTACTGCTGTAAAGAAATTCTTAATTTTTTCTTTATCTGCTTTTTCATCTGATGTATCTAATTCCAAGTTAAATATTTGTTTTCCATTATGCTCTATAGCCATTGCTTGTCCTGTTAATGCTGTAATAGCAAATTCTATATTTTCACTATTTCCTTTACCTTCAATAAGATTTTCAGCATGTAAACTCACATTATATACTGCATTAAAAACAGAACTTCCATCATCATATACTTGTTCAAACAGTAATGCTATATTATTCCCAGTATTATCAGCTCCATTAACATATTCACCATTTATAATATTTCCACCTTCTAGCATAGCTTTTATAGAAAGTGTATACTCAGCTACGCTCAAAGATACTTCTAACCCAGTTTTTCTACTTGTACTTTTTAAAGTAACCATATCACCTATTAATTTACCTTCTGCTATTACATTTTTTAATGTAATTTCTTGTAATCCCATAACACGAACCGGTTTTTCCCATGTAATACCCTCTGATTTTTTAGCAAAATATATGTTTCTAACACCAATTAAACTTTTAAAATCTGACATATTATCATCCTTTCTTTTACATAAAAATAAAGCTTGTTTTATGTCTAATGCTCAAAGACTAATTTTTAATACTTATGATATATTGCATAGCTGTATTATAAATATTATTTTCTTCTAATATAGTTCCTACAATAATTTTCTTTTTAAAACCATTCCTAGTTAATAAATCTTTTACTAACTTCTTATTTTTTTCTATTTCTTTAGTACAATAAATATTAAATAATATTGTATATTTAGTTGCTTTTTCCTCCATATCTGCTATTAATGCTGGATTTTCTATATAAGTATATACTATACATTCTGTAATTGAGTTAGGTCTTTTTATATAATAAAAAGGTAACTTAAAATCTTTAAATGTTTCTTCTATTAATAGTCCTATATCTATACTTATCCCTCCCAACATTCTTTTACTTGTTTTTTTAATTCTTCTTTTAGTTTGTTTTTAAATTCGTTTTCTTTACTTTGTACAACTTCATCAAACCACATCTTGTGGGCTTCTACATATAATTGTCCTTTAAAGTTCCAACCATAATTATAAAATCCCCAATTTTGATACCAAAGTGGAGCGATTTTATTCCAATCACTTTCACTAGACTTTAACCCAACATCTATATAAGTAGATTTCCCACATTTTCTAGGTTTAAACGCTTTTATTTCATTTGCATTATTACTAAATGTACTAGCTTTATCTTTAATAGCTTTTTCCATATCCTTAGCAACTTCTATTACTACTTTTTCAGTTTCTATATTAGATAATTTATTAAGTCTTTTTAATAAATTATTAATGCCTTTGATTTCTATGGCCATCTATTCCACCAGCTCTGCTACTATTTCATAATATTTATGTGCTTCTTCAATATCAGAAACATAAGTAATATTATAATTTTGTTCATTGTAAACAATTCTATCTTTATCTATCAAATTAAGAGACTTGCTATATCTAATATAGAATCTTTTATTTCTAATACTTGTAGTGCCTTGTGCAACTATAGTTTCACGTCCACTTATATTTTTAATTTTTGATTTAAAAATTTTATTTGGTATTATATCTTTCCATTCTTCTTCAATCGGAATATGATCTTCATTTACTCCACTAACAAATCTTTGTATTTTTATCGGATGTTTAAATTCTCCTGGATTAATTGTATACACTTACACATTTCCTCCATAAATTTCTTTTATTAACATAGAATTAATACTTTGCCTTAATGATGAACTTTTTTCTTCAAATAACGTTCTATTATCATAAAATTCTTGAACATATGTCATAAATAAAAGCTTTTGTCTACTACTCATATTTTCTTTATCAAAATTAGGTATCAATTCTTCAAAATCCTCTATAATAGCACCAACTATTATTTCTATAAACAAATCATCATCATTACAATCTACTCCTAAATAACTTTTTATAGTTTCTAACCCCACCTAATCACCTACTTTGTAAATATTAAGGTGGAATAAATCCACCTCTAATTAAACTAATTTAGTAATATCAACTAATAAAATTTTAACTGCTTTAGTATCTACAAGTTTTCCATCGAATCTCACAACCCCTTTAACCTCCGTTTGGTCTTTTCTCCAAGCTTCTCCACCTATATTGGTACTTTCTATTGATAGTTGTTTTCTATCATATACAGTATATAGAGCTTCTAAATCTCCTATTATAAAAGGAACTCTTGTCACTTCTCCATCTAAAACATTTTTCAAAAATTTACTTGGGACTTTTACAATTTCCTTATTTAAGAATTTATTTCCACTTGCTTTTGTAACATCTGGTTGTAAATAAGGATTCCCCTTTTTATCTTCTAATCCATCAATAAAATCATATCCGTCTGCATTAGTAAAAATTGAGATACTATCACTATCTAAATCCTCTAAATCTTTATTTAACACAGTTTTAAAAGTTTTAATATTAGGTGTAGCATCAATTTTTTTAATTGCTTCTTTTAAGACTCCATCAGATTTTGTAGCTTCCGTCATAATACCTATTGCCGATTTTTCACCAGTTCCATTAAATATCTTATATGCATAAGTATTTAATTCATTTTTTGCCATCCACTTTTCAATAAATGATAAAATATTTTCTGTTGAGTCTTCTAATAATTCATTTGTTATTGGAATATATCCAGCATATTTTCTTATATTATAGTCAAGATCTGTATATTCTGGTTCATGCATCGCTTGAATTTCTTTTCCTTCATCTACACTTGCAAATCCCACTGCATCTGGTTCATTTGCTTCAATAGGTCTAGATCCTTTCATTGTTCCTACTGGTTCTATATTTACATATGGTCTAATGTCAAACTTTTTCCTTTGAAGTTCAATTATTTTAGTTTGTACATCATCTGGAACTGTTACTCCACCTTTAGCTTTATCACCTTCTACCATAAGGTTTTTAATCTCTGAAATTTCTTCTGCTGTAGCAGTTCCAACAATAGCCTTAGCAAATATTTCGCTTACATTCGCATTTGCTGGTTCTCCCTCATCACCTATATTATTTACTGGTTTAGGCTCTCCTTTAGCTTTTTCAAGTTCTATTTGTGCCTTAATTGTTTTAATTTTACTTATACATGCCTTAATTGCATCAACGTCTGTAGAATTTTCTAATGCTCCTGCTTCTACTTGTGCTGCATCTAATTGGTTTAATAAATCTTCTAATCTTTTCACTTTAAAATCCTCCTTAAATTTGAATAAAATAAAAAAGCTATGCTCCTAAAAGTGCTAGCTCTGCTTTTAATAAATTTATTTCATTTTCATTGTTATTTTTAGGTTCTTTTGGTTTAAGTGGTTCTTTAGGTATTATATTTAATAATTCTTTTGGTGTATGTGTATAACAACTAAAATCAAAACCACTACAAGCTTCAATGTTTACTTCATCAACTACCTTCACATTTTTGAAGTATTTGGCTGCCTTTTCTCCATCTAGCCATGTTTCATCCTGTACCATTTGTTTTATATTATCTTTATCATCTTCATTTGTAAGATTATCCTCATAAATGCTTAACATACCAACTTCAATAGTATCAAGCATTTGTATAGCTTTTTGTAAGTCATTTGCATTTCCTTGAACACCAACCATTGGCTTATGAATCATTAAAAAAGCATTTTTAGGAATTATTATTTCATCTCCTGCCATTGCAATCACACTTGCAGCACTTGCTGCGGAACCATCTACATAAACTTTTTTATGCCCTAAATGATTTTTTAATAAATTATACATTGTAACTCCAGCAAACAATGCTCCCCCTGGTGAATTAATATGCAATTCTAAATTTTTAACATCTTTTAAATCTTGAATGGTTTTAATAAAATCTCTCAAATAATTGTCTTTATTTTCTTCTCCATCTTCATACCAAGGTTTTTCAGTTTGAATTTGTCCTATAATATATATTTCTGCTTTATCTTCTGTTTGATTCCTAATTTCAAAGAATTTTTTAGATATTTTTTCCGTCTCCCCTCATATTAGATTTATTAAGTTGATATTCATTCATCATTTCTACATCAACATAGTTAAGACTTCTATAATGTTTATCTCCATAGTCACCTATCCCCTCTTCATCTTCTTTCATTAAGCATTTATTAATAGAATACAATCCATTATTAAGCATCTTTTCGTAAAAATTTGCCCTTGATATATCATCAGCTCTCATAGCAACTGCCATATTAAATTTTGTATAATATCCCTTTTGTTTTTCTAGTGTATAAAATAATTTATAATTTATTTCTTCTTCTATATCAGTAATAAGTGGTTGAATAGTATTAGTAACGAAATCCATTGATTGACTTTGTACATTATTGAACTTAGCACCATCCATAATACCTAACATATATGGGGGGACATTAAAGAATCTTGCTATTTCTTCTACACTAAATTTATTAAGATTAAGAAACTGTGCATCTTCAAAACTCATAGATATATCTTCATATTTCAATCCACTATCTACTACTGGTATATCATATGCATTGGATATTCCACTATTTGCTTCTCTCCATGCACTTTTAATATTATCTTTAGCAGTCTTATCAAGAGTTCCTGGATGTGTTAAAATTCCTTTTGCTAATGTACCATTTTTATAATATTTGCTTAATAATTTATTACTTGCTTTAGCATTGCCTAATGTTTCTCTAGCAAGTTGAATTTTACTTTTTCCCATAATTCCATCAGTTCCAAAATCCTTAAAATGCATTACTTCTTCATCTGTATAAGTTTGTAACTTAAGTGTAATTGGATCTTGATATTTATATCTAAGACTTCCATCACTCATAATATTTACTGTTGTTCTCCAAGGTTCTAATCTTTTTAATGCTTTTCTTTTATCAATTATTAAACTATAAGCGTTTCCCCATAGATCAATGTCAATACTAATCATCTTTTTAAATTGTGACGGTGTCGTAAGTCTATTGGGTCTAGTTTCTAACAAATAACTTACACCGTTATCAACTCTCTTTTTACCTTTTGATGTTCTCATAAATGTTTGGATTGGCATTTTACTAATAGTTCCGCTGCGTATACTTAAACATTTATAAACCGAACTTAAATTTAACGCTAAATTAGGAGTTATTTTTATACCGCTATTAGTTTCGCAATTCATTAAATTAATTAACCAGCTTTCTGGTGTACTCACATTGCTTGTTGTATTTACATTCATAACTTCATGTTTAAATAACTTTTCGAACATTTTTTCACCCCCTTTCTAGCTCTTTATTTTGCTTACAATAAGACCTAATATTATTAGGACTATGCTTAAAGTTAAATATCCTACAAAAGTAGATACAAACTTAAACATAGTTATTATAAAAAGAAGTATTCCTCCAATTATTAGAATATCTTGTATATTATTTAAAATAAAACCACTAAATTTAATAATAGTATCTTTAATAACTCTTTGCACTCCCTCACCTCTTACATACTATAATTTTCTTTGAATGCTTTGTTAGGATCAACATTATTTAATTGTGCTTGTTGTAATAAATAAACTGCTATAATAGTGCTTATTACCATATCTACTTTTCCAGTAGATTTCTTTTTATTTACATATTTATTTTTATTAGTATCTTCTGTGCATCTAGCATTTTGAAAATTAATTTCATAAAGTCTATTAGTAAAATACTTGAATGTTCTGTGAAGAATGAATTCTAACAATAATTTAGTTGGAGCATGTAGAATACTACTATGTTGTTTAACTTGTACCATTTCATAGCCTTTTGCCTCTAACTTTTGAGCTGTAGACATGCAGTTGTACACATCATATCCTATTTGTAATATAGTAACCTTAAATTGTTCTTCCATCTTCATAATAAAATCTTCAACATGAGAGTAATCAATAGCATCATCTCCACATTTAAAGCAAGTTTTTTCTTTGATCATTTTTTTATAATCTACGCCTTCTTTATTTGACTTAGCTTCAACTTTATTAGAAGGAATGAATGCCCAAACTTTAGCATATAAATAACCTTCATATTCCGTTACCATTGCAACTGAGGTATTATCATCAGTTTGAGATAAATCTAGTCCTATATATACACTTTTGCCTATCCAAAACTCTAAATTTTCAATTATTCTACACTCTTTGACTATATTTATATCAACATAACCTTCTGTTCCTAATCCCTTGTATTGAATATTGTTATGTTTGCATAAATAATTTTCTCTTTTATTTTCATATAAGACAGCTGTAGTTCTTTTCTTTTTTATAGCCTCAAACACTCTTTCAGTAGAATATGCTACTGGATTGGACTGGTATATTACTAAATCATTTGTTTGCCACTTTTTTCTCAAATTATCATTAGGTTCATACAGTAAAGAAAAATATCTTTTATCATCTATCAACTCATCTAATACCTTTTTAGCATAATCTATTTCATCTATCATTACATTGTTGTCATTAGGATATTGAGTACTGATTATAATTCCTAATTTATTTATTAATGTAATTTGTGAACTCCTCATTGCCTCAACAGGATAATCATCTAATGCTCCTGCTTCATCAGCTAAGAATATATTAGCAAGTTTACCATCCATACCATCATTGCTATATGCAAGTGGTACATATTCTGATTCTGTAATCTTACAACTAATTAGATCTCTATTTATCTTAAAATATTTAACTAATGCTGGACTTACTTTTATTATTTTTCTTACTGCTAATCTTAATTCAGATGAAAGTTTATAATCTGGTGCAACAGAAAAGAACCTCGAAAATTGAGGTTCTATTAACATACCGATTATAAATATTATTGCACTTACAAATGTCTTGAAATTCTTACGACTTATTTCAAGCAGTCCTGTTTCATAGTATCTACTATCATCTTTTTTGTACCGAGTGCATAAAATAGCAACTACAAAAAACCATGCGTAATCTTCCATACCCTCATATATTGTAATCTTGCCACCCAAATCTGGATGAATCATAAGCTTTAATAACTTGCATATCTTTTTATATGCCTTTTCATCAACATAAGCTTCATCATTATTATCATTAACTATGTCAGTCCAACTTTTAGCTTGTTTCTTTACATAAATACCAACATACTGGTTATCTTCTTCAATACACCAGCATGCATATTTGTAAGCTTTAGAATCCTTAATCATCTTTTAATGCTTTCAATAAAGGATCTTCTTGTTTTTCATTTGCCAAATAATTAATATTAGCAAATTTTGCTCTAGATTGTGGTGACATAGATAAATCATTACAGCATTTAGTAAATATATCGAAATATAATTTCTTTGAACTTTTAAAATCTTTATTAAATATTATGTTAGGTTTATCCTCTGCTAATCTATCTAAATATGTTAATTTATCTATTGCTATTGCTAATTGAGTTAATAAATAGCTATCTAAATTACTTAATATTCCGCTTTCTTTCATTTCATTTTTTATTGAATTAAATATAGAAAGCTGGTTTACATTTATATTTTGAGTAGGCTCTATTCTAGAATCATCACCTTTTAATTTTTCTTGATTTTCTTTTCTATTTTCTATTTCTTCTTTTGTTCTATGCCCTGCTACTAATTCTATTGGTTTTGTTTTGCTCAATTTTTATTCCTCCTTTCATCTCAAGTTTAAAAATTCCATTATGGGAATTTTGTGTGAGTGAGGGTAGCCATGTTCTGATAGAAATTTTAGTTTTAGTTTTTTAAAAGGTGGGGGGAACTAAACTTTTCTAATTTTTTTAGCTCTCTCCTTGTATTTTCCTAATGTCATATCATTGTTTTTAAAATCTTTAAGCATTTCTCTAAGTAATAATTGCGTTTCAAACTTATTAATTTCATAAAGTCTGTGAACTTCTGGTATATGGATATAGTCACTTAATGGAATTAAATTATTATAATCTGTCGCTTTGCTTTCATCATCTAGTATCTCAACTATGTGATGTGTAACGTCTGCCTTTCTTATCTTTCCATCAACATACAATGACCATAAACACATATGGTTATAATCAGATAATACTATTCGCCTTATATTTCTATATTCTTTTGACTCATAGACTTTATTATCTGTTCTAGTTCTATCGGTCTTACGTTTGTTGTGTGGACACTTATGTGGCTTGTCTACTATTCCACAATACTTACAAGTTACTTTCATTATTCAATCACCTTTGAATTAACTTCCTTCTCTTTTAGCTTAGTAAGCTTCTTATCATTAAGAACCTTGTTAGGATCTTCTTGCCACGCTTTAGTCTTTCTATTAACTAACCAGAACTTCTGTGCAGCTAAATCAGCCTTTGCATATTTCTTTACTTGCTTAACCTCAACATGTTCTTTAACTAATATAGTATTACCATCATCTGAGAGTACTTCTTCTTTTACTTTTACTGCAACTTCTTCTGTATATTTATATCCCAAACAATTCTTTAGTAATGCTTTTTCAACTGCTTGATTAGCTTTATCTTTTCCCGTAGCAATTGCACCCTTAAGTGCTACGCTATCATTCTTATATTTCCTATATGTGGAATATCCAATCCCAAGCTTTTCAGCTATTTCTTTATCAGTGTTGCCACTCTCAACCCATGATTCTATCTCACTTAATCTACTTTCTATTAATTCTAAATAACTATCGCTTCTTGCCATTTAATCACCTCATTATCGTAGCACTTAGAATACAAGTTGCTACGCTATTAAAATACATTTCCCAAACTTTTAATTTCACCATAAAAATTAATAAATCAATAACTAATAACAAATCGCTATCAATCATTGATTTTACTAAGTTTATGCATGTTTTTTTATTTTCTTATTAATAAGTAATAACATGGAGAATTACTTATATCTTTTTTAAGATACATATAATAGTAAGAATTTTTTATTTATTTACTAAATAAGTACCATTTTATTTTTTACGCATTATATATCTTCATCAGCTATTTCTGCTGCATCTTCTTGCATCTTTTCTTTTATGCCAAGATATCTTTTAGTTTCCTCTATACTTTGATGATTTAGAGCTATTCTAACTTTTTCTAAATCTCTACCTGACCTTTCATAAATCCTTGTAGCATATGTCTTTCGTGGACTATGACCACTTATATGTTTTAATCCTACTTTTTTACCCACATCAGTAAGTATTGCACTATATGATTTAGGTTCAATTGGTTCAATTCCATTTTTAGATTTATTAGATGGAAATGCATATTCAGATCTCTTTTTTCCTTTAACATAATCTCTTAAGTATCTTTCTAAATTATTCTTAATGTAAACTTTTCTCTTATTAGGCTTCTTTCTATTAGGATACTCTTGAAGGTTACTAAGCCATTGTTTATATTGCTTTGATTCTTGGATTAGAAAGAAACCTTCTTCTATGGCATCTTTTATTTGTCCTATAGTCAATGAAACTAAATCTCCCATTCTATAGCCTGTTGCTCTTGCAAGTACAAATAACATTAAATTTCTATCTTCATACTTTTTGCTATATTCAATTAATTCTTCTTTAAACTGTTCATATTTATTTTCTGGTATTGGTGCTGCAGTACCCTTCTCCCAATTATGTTTTTTTACTTCTTCCATTTAGTTCACCTGCCTTAATGCTCCTTTCACTCTTTTATAATGTGCACTATCCATACAATCTTTTGCATTGTCAGTTTCTTTTTCTCTTTTTAAATTTTTACATCCACAATGAGCACATGATAAATAATTATTATTTTTAAGTGTTTCCTCAACTTCATCTGTTAACAAAACACTTGTTTTTCTACACCTTTTACATTGGTAAATCATATAAATACTTTTCATCTACTCACTCCTTGTCATATTAAAATAACCAGTAGGTAAAACCCTACTGGTTAAAAATTTAAATTTCAGTAACTACTTAACATTATTAATTATTGTAATCCCTGCTACGCTAATTAGTCCTAAAAATTTTAACTATTTAATTTTTATATTATACATTTATCTTCATTATTTAACCTTTTCGGTACATCCCACGGTATTGCAACTTGGATTTTCTTATCTATAACTATATCTCCATTTGACTTTGTTTTGTATATACTCCTGTTTCTTCTAACAAAGTCTTTATCGCTCATAAATTTTTTATTTTCAAAATTTAAAACTTTTTTTACTTCCTTATTTCTTATTTTATTTGCTTCATGTGATATTTTAAAATTTTTCAGGTTTCTTTGTATACATTTTTTTACTGTTTCTGGCTTTTGTTTTAATATACTTGCAATTTTATTGTAGCTATATCCCTTTAAATAATATTCTTTCACTTTTATTTTATCTAACATAAAATGTATACCCCCTAAATTTAAATATAGTTATCCCATACCAAAAAACGGGACATTTTTTAATTTAAATAAGACATTTATTTTTCTTTTCAGTCTTATTACTTATTTATGTATTCATAATATCAAAAATGTCGTGCTTTGAGAACGACCAAAACACGACATTTAACACGACATTTTATTTGTTTTTTAAATTTTTTTCTATACGTTGTACTTGCCTTTCACTTATTCCAATTAAAGATGCTGTTTCCATTTGAGTATAATTTTTGACTAATCTTAAGTATTTCACCTTGTCTTTAGTTTTTTTTAATTTATTAACATATTCTTCATCCTTAACTTTATCTACAATAGATACATTCAATTCGTCTAAAATAGCTGATTTAGTCATTTTATCCCCTCCTATTTTTCAATATAATTAATAACGTTCTTAATTACTAAATTAATACTTCCATCACCATTTCTTTGAACTTCAAATTTACTTGAATCATGGTATGCTCCTTCATTGATGTATAGATCAATTTGCTTGTCTATATTTAATCTAATTCTTTTTAGTTTCTTTTCTATATATTTAGAATCTACTACAATTTCTTCATCTAAGGCTTTCATTTTTAAATCTATAGTAAAGCTTTCTTTTAAGTTATTATCATTTTCAAATAATTCTTTTGATAATTCCCCTAAATTTATAACATCATTATCTTTGAGTTTATCTTTAATTTTACTTCTAACCTTTTCAGCTAGAACTGCATCATTTACTATAGCCCTTCTTACAAAGTTTTCACTTGCTTGAATAAACTCTTTTGTCATGTCTCTCTCATTTGTGACTATTGAAGAATAAAGATAATCTGATAAGAAATAATTAATTCCTAACTCTGTATCTTCCTTAGTCCTTCTCTTTTTATCTAGTACATAAAGATTAAATAAATCATCTTCTCTAAAAGATTTTATAAACGCAGCCTTTTCAATTTTTTGACCGTTTCCTGGAAGACCTGCTGTTTGTTGTACTATTCCTACCCCTATTTTTTCATCTATAAACTGAATTTCATGTGTAAAGTTCTTTACATAATCAAGTTTTAAAATCCCTATCATAGGTCCTTGGTCTGTAATTATAGAAACTATTATTAAATCACATGAATCTATGCTTTCATCAATTTGCATGATTGCAAATAATTGTTTTGCTAAGCTTTTAGATAATCTTATAAAATCATCATCAATTCCATTTAAATAATCCTTAACTGTTTCTTTAACTAAATTAGTGCCTTGTTTGAATTTAGCATATTTTAACTCATCATCTTTTAAGCACTTTTCTATATGCTTATATAAGAACTTGTACACTTCCTCAGTTAATTCTAAAGTAAATTCATTTAAAACTGGTTCTGCTGCATTTCTATCCAAAATATGAATTACAGCTTGATTTATATTAATGTCATTTATATATTCCATTATTTTTCCTCCTAAAAGTTAATTAAACTACCAATCTTCTATATTCATTTTTAAGATTCTCCTGACTCAATTGCGCATAAATTTGAGTTGTAGTTGGAGTAGTATGTCCTAATATACCTTGTACTCCTTCAATTCTCATTCCTTGATTTAACAATCTAGTTGCTTGAGTTCTTCTGAATTTGTGAGCATATACTCTTTCCGTTACTCCTGAACGTTCATAAATTTTCTTTATTATATTTTGAAGAGATCTAACACCTATTGTTTTATTTTTGAACTTTTTACTTATAAATAATGAATTATTATTATCACTTCTATCTTTTATATAATTTTCTAATGCTAGTTTAGCTCTTGTACTAAAATAGACAATTCTTTCTTTACTGCCCTTTCCAAGCACTTTTATAGATTTTTCATGCCAGTTAATATCCGGTAGCTTTATATTTTGAATTTCTGAAATTCTACAAGCTGTACTATCTAGCAATTCAAACAGTGCCTTTTCTCTTTCAGTTTTACAGGCTTCTCTTAATTTTTCTAAGTTTTCTGCTTTATATCCTTGACGAACAACTTTAGGAACTTTAGTTTGTTTTAATCTGAAAGCAGGATTTTTTATTATATATTCCTCATTTTGCAACCATCCGAAGAAGTTCTTAAGACATGTTATATATCCATTTACTGTGCTTGGCTGCTTTCCTTTTCCTAAAAGTGCTAAGAACATTCGTAAATCCATTGTGCCTATTGTGCTGCATGGTTTTGTGAAATACATGTTTAACTTAATTAAAAATAGTTTATAATTGTTCAAAGTTTTTGGGCTTAAACCTTCAAGTTTCTTACACGCAAGATATAAAGTTGCTTTTTCTTCTATATCACTTGTAACAAGATCTGTGCATTTAGTTTGAACATCATAGTCATATAGAGTTTCATCAATAACATGTTTTATCTCTAATTGTTTTTTTAAATCTACTTCTAGCATTGGCAACAATAATGTTAATTTACCTATAAGTTTTATTGATACTTCTTCGTTTAGGTTGCTCATTCTTTCTTCCTCCTCTTTTGAAATTGATTATTTATTGAGAATAGATACTTACGACAATAGTTTAGTAAATATCTATTCCCAATAATTTGTTATATTGTTTTATTCATATTTTTCTTTTGAAATTTCTACTGATATAAATTTATCAATATCAAAATATCTTCCTGTTGTAATAAATGGTGGTTTAATTCCTATATAATTAAATCTTCTAAATTCACATAAGCTAATAATGTCATCAATAATATATATACTTGACTTATTTTCTTTAAGATACTTGCTAAAATCATCATAATTAACTAAAATATAATCTTTGTTATATTCATTTTTATTATTAACTTTAGACATGATTACAACATATTCATTGCTATCAAAGTCTACCTTTACTACTTTTCCAATAAAATCAACCATTTCTTCGTTTCCTCTATAACCAAATGTACTTATAACTTCCTTTGATACATTTGAATTTAATTTTCTTCTAAAGTTATTAATGTTACTTTCTATTTTTTTCATTAACTCATTCCCTCTTTCACCTTGTTGTAGCATTGCTCAATTGATAATATCTTTTAGTGTTTTAAAAAGCTCTTTTTTATTTTCTTCATTTCCACTATCAATAATTTCTTTAGAAAGTTTAATTATTGATAGTTGATGAAAATTCACTCTTTTCTGTAAATAACTTTTTAAAATATTCAATTTTGTTTTTGCATATATTTTTAATATTAATTTATCAAATTCTATTCCGATTCTAGTTATTAATAAACTCATAATTACTCCCCCTTTTTTAATATCATATATTTAATATTCTATTGAATAAGACTTTCTTACTTTTCCACAATGTTTACATACAATTAAAATATCTTGTCCATTTATTCTTGTTAATCCAATAGAACTGCAATGTTCACCTTCTATAAATTCATGTTTGCAAAATAATTTTTTGATAAATGACTTTTGATTTATCTCTGTAATACCATTACTTAATATATACATTAATCTAATCTCCTTAAAGAATGCATTTGCATCACTTTTTAGTATTATAATTACCTACATATTTCTTTCTATTTTTAAAATAGTATTGCAATAATCTTTAGTTGTCTTTAATAATTCTTTATATAACTGTTTTTCTAAAACTAATTTAATTTCTAGTTTTCCTATTCTATTTTCAATTTTTTTTATCATTTTCTTTTTATAATTAACCACTATACCTGTTAAAAATAAATATATAACTTTTTTTATTTTCTTCAATTTTTTAATATTCCTCCTGTTGTAGTATTACTAATAATATTTGTTACACACTAAATTCTTCTTTTACATCCTTCTCAATACCAAAAATTATTTCTTTTGCTATTTTTAATCCCATAATCTTACCTGCTGTATACATGACACTGCTTGCTCCTAGTTCCCTAAGTTCTGAATATTCATTTTTTGCTTTATTTATCTCATGATCTATTTTTTGTACATCGAAATCCTCAAAATTATTTCTTAAATCTGATATTATTGATTCAATAACTAATTCTTTTTTATCAGAGCCATCTACTAACTTTTCACCCCAAAAATAAATAATATCTCCAATACATTCATAAATATCTGACTTTTTCATTTAACTCACTCCTTTTTCTTAAGGTTTTAGGATCCTAATTATTTTTTTATTAGATTTTTAAGGAGTTTGCTCCTTGAACAAGTGGTTTTGTTAACAAAACCAATGCTTGCTATTCCAAATCTATATTTATAATTCCATCATCTTCAGCATATATTTTTTCTATTTTTCTTTCTCCATATATATCCCACATACTTTTACTAATATCAATTCCAAGTTCTAAATATATATTATTTTTTGAATTCTTTTCCCTTATAAAAAATTTACAATCATTGCATCCAAAATTCAAACTAATCATAGATGCACTTAATACTGGTTTTAATTCATTTAATTTCATGTTTTATCTTAATACCTCCTATATACAATAGCTGCAGCTTCATTCTCTATTTAGTTTTTCATCCTGTATTAGAATTGCGAACTATATAGTTCCCTTATCCCTTGCATATTCATATTCTTTTTCTAAACACTCTGGATGCCACACTGGTTCTCCACTATAATGTGGCTCGTCACATCTTCCGTTGCGAACTGCTTCCTCTTTCTTAACCTCTTTATCACAATATTTACAAATTAACTTTTCACACATATTAATTCCTCCCTTAATTTACTTCGCACTTTCTATATGTTGTGAATTATATTTCCTCTATAATTTCCATTTCCTCAAACCCTATAAAAATAATATTGCTTTCATCTTTTCCTACTTCTGTCCACATTCCATCTTCATCACAACTTACAAATAAGCCTTTATACTCATTACCGTTTTTCATTTTTATTTTTACTTCTGACATACAATTTATATATTCTTCACCATCATTAATCATTAATGTATAAACTGGTTCTATTTTCATTACTGCTCTACCTCACTATCTTCTAATTCTTTTTTTATTATTTCTGCTAACATTGGCATAATATTTTTAGCAAAATACTTTGCTCCAGGAGAATAATCAACTACCGCGTCAAAAGCGTACCAAGGTTCACAATATAATTCAGATACAATTTCATTATCATATAATTCTCTTTGACAGCATTCTGCAGAATCATAATCTATTTCATTAACAATAGCCCATAGTTCCCTAGCCTGTTCTTTATTTAAGTCCCCTTCACGTCTATCGTCTATTATTTGCTTTTTCCATGACTCTTCAGTCTTATCTGCATAAAAATAATCTTCTTTTGACACTTTACCTAGAAAATAATAAGAATCCTCTGCAAGTTCCAAAATAAAGTGTTTAAAACTTTCTCTACCATGACATGGCCATGAATAGTTATAATCTCCAAAACTACTATGAGCCTGAAACAATCCTGTTGATTCATCTATTGTTATAAAAGCCCACTCACCGCGATTAAATCTAATATCATATTTTTCACATGTTGATTTTTTACATGTGTACTCTTTCATATTGCTTCACCCTTTCTGACAATTACTATTTTCTTAGCCTTACTAGTAATACTAAATTTTTTTATTTTTAACTGTGACTTGATAATTATCTGTCTTAACTAACTTTAATTATCATCCCATCCTAATAATTGTTTTTCTAAACTCTCATAATCATATTCTCTAGCTTCAAAGTTATGAAATCCGTTAGCACCTAGTTCAATATTTGAAGGTTGCCAGTCATCTTTAATAGCAGTTAATAATGCTCCTACCTTATTTCTAATTTTCTTCATTGATTTTATTATTTCTAATTTTTCAACAACAACAACAGATGTTACATTATTTTGTTTACAATATTTTTTAATAAATCCTATATCTTTATTATCAAAATTATTTTTAAGAATCTTGTCTAAATCTTTTAGTTGTTGTTCTAACTCTGTTTCTAGTTCTGTTTCTAACTCTGTTTCTGTCTCTGGTGGATAAATGTCGGACATTTGTCCATTAGTCAATAATTTCTTTTTTTCTTCTTCTATTCTTCTTCTATATTCTCTTTTTCTATCTCCTTCCGAACTGCTTTGACCAATAAAATTTTGAATATCCAACATAAATATTGCGCCATTATCCAGTATTTCTATTAATCCCATTTCTCTAAAAATTACTAAGGATTTCTCTACTGTTGAGACACTATGATTAGTAACTGTTGCAATCATTTTTGGATTATATGGAATGTGGTCCTTAAACATTAACTTTCCATTATTCTTTAAAGACTTTAAATATAATTTCATTAGGATATCTGAAAATAGATATCCTTCATCTAAATTTTGAAGTATCTTAATATCTTCTGACTCAAAAAAGTCCTCCTTAATTTTTAAATAATAATATTTTTTACAATCGCTCATACATTTCACCCACATTCTGTGCTATAATGATATTGAATTATTTTTCAAATTTATTCCTACCAAGTCAGCTCTGCAAAGCTCCTTGGTATTTTTTTTATAATTTCTAACTTTCATTCTTAAAAACTCGCCTTTAACTCCACACATTTCTCCTATTTCATCCCATGTATGCTCTAATTTAAGAAATTCTATTACTTTAACCGAACTATCATCCAATTTAAAATTAGAATTTTTAATATATTTTCTTTTAGGTCTTATTCCCATTATTCCTAAAGCAGCATCTAAACTTTTGTATCCAACTACAGCTAGATATAATGCAAACCAGTTTTCATTCATTATCTTTTTTCCTCCTTGCTTGAGTATTTTTCTTTTACGATTTTTAAAGCTTCTTCTATACTGTATCTTTCATATTGAACTAACATCTCCACTTCTTTTGCTTGCTCTACATAATCTGCTAATCTACCCATTACTACCTCCTATTCTTAAATTAACAATTGTACATATCTTGCATATTTCTATAAATTTATTTGGTGATGTAGTTTTCCCAAAACTTACTCGATTAAACTTTATATCATCAAATGTATCTTTAAGAATGTTTATAAACAATTCTTCTCCAACCTTTGTTTTAAGTTCTTTTAAGAATTCATACACCATTTTTAAGTTACCTCCCAGCTTTATCAATTATTTTTGCTAAACACTTTGGACAAATACTTACATTTGTATCTGGTATAACAACTAAATTATCAATTTCTTGGCAGATAAAACATCCTGGGGTATACTTTTTAAAAATTATGTTATCTCCTTCCACATAAATTTCTAGTACATCCTTTTCAGCAATATTTAAGTTCCTTCTTAATTCCATTGGTATTACTAACCTTCCTAACTCGTCCACTTTTCTGACAATTCCTGTTGATTTCATTTTAATATCTCCTCCTTACATTCTCATTTGAGCATTACAACCTCTAATCATAAAAGATACTTCCTTGCTTGGACACCAATTTATGATAGCTTGTTTTCCTGTTTCAAAATCTTTTACTAATGTATTCTTATATGAATTAACTTCAAGTTTTCTTTTATAATCTCTCCAAAAACTACTGAATACTTTCTTATTAAGTTCTTTATATGCTGGTGCATCTGTTCCACCTAATATTGCAACTACTTTTTTAGTTCCAAGAGTTCTTAATTCTTCTTGTTGTGAATAATCTATTGTTGTATTATTTTCTAATTTAGTGATTCTACTATCTAATTCAACTGTTCTTTCATCAATTGCAAATATTGCTTGTAGTTCTTTTGACATTTTAGGCATTTGGTATAATCCTGTTTTTCTTATAGAAGGTAATACTTCATCAGTTACCCAATCTTGAAATTTTTCTGCTTCTGCTTTTTTAGATTTAAATATTAGTTTATATACTCCACTTTCTGTTAAAAAATTTTCTCCAGCATTGTTTAATTTTCGGGTATGCATAATATGCATATCTGAATTTGTTAATTTAATTACTTGCTTTTCATTAAAATTTCTAATACTGCTATTTACATCTGCAATATCCAAACAATCAGCAACGTGTTTTGGATTAAACAATATTTTCCCATTCCATTCAAATACTTCTACTGGTTTATTTTCAAAAATCATCAAGTTATTCATTTTTTATACCTTCCTTCAATTCGTTTATATTTGTATTATTTTCTTAATCTCTTAAGCTGAAAATTACTGATGTAATTGCTTTTGAGTTTTAGATATGTTTGTACATTATTTTGTATAATTAAGCTAATGCTACTTTTATATTAGTGAGTTTTAAATTTAACATTTCATTTTCTTTTTCCAAATCTGATATACGTTTTTCCAATCTCCTACGTTCTAATGGTGATAGAGGATTCGCTTCTTTTCCTAGACTTTCAATTCTTAATATTTCTTCCATTGAATAACGCGGACTTGATACTTCTGGAATACGTGTTATAATTCCCTCCTGTTCCATATCTACTATTGCTCTTGTGGAGTCATAGTCCCAACGTTCTGCTAAGGTTTTTCTACTTATTAATGCTTTCATTGTTTCGCTCCTACCCTGTTATATTTAAATCTTTAAATATTTCATCAGTTGTACATTTATAGGTATTAGCAAGTCTTTTAATTAATTGAGGTGATGGACTTGTCCAACCTTGTTCTAACTTATAGAATGTGCTTTTGCTTATTCCAATAGCTTCTATAACTGTATCTATTTCAGCAAACCCAGCATTTAACCTTCTTAATCTTATTGGTGTTAATTTCATTGGTTTCACTTCCTTTCTTCTGATTTAAATTTATTGTTAGATGATTAATCTATTATGTTAGGTGATTAATTTGTCTTGGTGTAATTACATATTATCAGTAATACCGATATTTTAAAACTTCCATTTTATCATAAAAACCGATAAAATGGAAGATTATATCGGTAATTCTTTAATTTTCTCAATATTTCGTAAGTTTACTATTGATTTTATCAGTAACTATGATAAAATTATCATTGTGAGGTGAATATTATGTTAGGTGATAAAGTTAAGATGATTAGAAAAAATAATAAAATGACACAAACAAAGTTAGCCGAGGCTATTGGTGTTAGCCAGTCTACAATAGGTATGATAGAAGGGAATAAGCAAGGTGCTAGTAATGATACACTTATAAAATTAGCCACTATTCTTGGAACTACTGTGGATTATTTACTTTCTGATAATGAAGATACAAAAATAGAAAGAGACTATTCCCTTTCTATTAATGAACAAGAAAATATTGATGATGAAGCCAAAAAAATCATTCAAGAATTATCAATGTCATTTTCTAAAAATAAAGATTTACTAAGTGAGGATGATTATTTTGCTGTTGAAAATGCTATTCGTACTACACTTGAAGCTATAAAAATAAAAAATAAAAAGAAATTTACACCAAAAAAATATAGGTAATTTATTTTTATTTAATTTAATGGTTGTATTGGGGGTGAGCGTTTTGAGTATGATTTCATATATTCAAAATGTTGCTAATGGAGTAATTGCAGACTATGATGATTTAAATCCTGTTTGCATAGTTAAAAGTTTAAAAAGAGTTGAGTTTAATACCCAACCGCTAACTAATAATATAAATGGATTTTATAAATATATATCTCCGAATAGACAAATGATAGTAGTTAATGAGAATTTATCAGATGAAAATTTAAAAATGACTTTATTTCATGAACTGTCACATTACTTTTTGGGACATAAAAATACTCTTCTTTTAAATTCATCTTTTACAACATATTTAAAAGAAGAGTATCAAGCTGATTTATGTGCAACTTGTTTGTATTTACAATATGTAAAAAAGCATAGATCTTGTGATAATATTGTTTATCCTAAAAGAGTTTGTGAATTAATGAAGTACTTCTTATAGTTAATATCCAGTTTCATACTGGTTTATTTTATAAATATAAAAAGAACAAACATGTACACAAGATATTAAAGAAAGGATTGATTTAAATGGATTATAATATAACTTATCGAAAAAAAGATAAAGGAATACAGGCTATTATTAGTTACAAAGATAATAATGATAAATGGCGTCAAAAATCCAAACAAGGTTTTAAAGCACAAAAAGATGCTAAACCTTATATTAAAAATACAGTCAGAGAACTCGAAAAAGAGCTTGCAAATGAACATACTATAATAAGCGTTGATTACAAATCAATAACCTTCAAAGAACTTGCCGATAACTTTATAGAACATTCTAAATTATACAGAGAACCTGCTACTGTTAGAAGCTATAAAAATGCACTTGCAAAATTTACACTAATATATAATTTTAAAGTGCATGAATTAAAAAAAAATAATATAACAAAATGTGTTGATGAAATGTTAAAACAAAATATATTGAATGATACTATTTTGACATATCTAAAAAGAGTAAAATTATTCTTTGATTATTACAAAGAAAATTATGATCCTAACTTTATCATAGATTTAAATTTTAAATTAACTCATGATAAAGGTACTGCAATTAAAAAAAAAGCTTTGACCAATGAACAATTAAATTCACTTTTAAATCATGATAAACTACTAAAAAGCAGATATTATATAGTTGCTTATATAGCTGCTAAATGTGGCTTAAGATGCAGTGAGATTTTAGGATTAACCTGGGATAATATTGATAAAACAAATCTTAATATAAAGATAAACAAACAATGGAAAAAAACTAAAGATGGAACTTTTGGTTTTGGCACATTAAAGAGCAAAAATTCATATAGAGAAATACCAATATCTAAAAATATATTAAATTTTTTAGATAAATATAAATTAGAAAATCCAGTACAGATAAATGGAAGAATTGCACCGTTTAGCTATGATTGTATAAATAATTATTTAAATCCATTATTAAGAGAATTAGCTGATATAAGTATACATGAATTAAGACATACATATATAACAATGCTTATATCAAAAGGAATTGACTTTAAAACAGTTGCTAAAATAGCAGGACATGATGTAAAACAAACACTTTCCACGTATAGTCATGTTACTGACAATATGATGAAAAATGCTCATGATATAATTTCTCAAATGTTATAA